TAAAAGCATCTTCCAAAGTACCTTTCCAATCCCATTGAGACATCTTCAAATAAATATTCCATTGATCAATACTACCGAATCCCCTTTCAGCATGTTCTATAGCGTGGCCAGGGACAATGTCAGGATAGCAACTGAACACCAAAGGGTTCTTGATCTCAGGAAGTATCTTAGAAAACACAATGTGATCTCCTAGACCGCCATTAAGAACAACAATCGTGTGATCCTTATATTGCATAAAGTTTTGGAATATCTGTTCGTCATGGTCATACAGAGAATTGTCAGTCTCACTTCTAATACCGCCCTTGGGGTTCTTTAAATGCCATGTAATCGCATCAGGAACGACGTAGAGCTTCAATCCCTTCTGGTATAGCCCGTAACTGAACAAAGTCTCCTCGCGGTGCGCTACCCTTGATAAACCAATGTTGTAGTCGTGTATACCAGCCCTATATACAAAAGAGCAATGTAAATGTTGAACCTCTTTTTCCTTTTGGATGTAATTCCATTGAATATTGGGTTCTTTAGAAATATCAGTTATCTTGCCTGTGCAAGGGTAAATTTGTGGTTGCAAAGGAGGTGTCAGGATTGATCCACCCACCGCCCCAGCATCTTTGCGTATGGCATAACTCAACAAAGTTCTGAGGACGTTAGGCTCTGGGATGCAGTCGTCATCCATTCTCCAAACCCACTTGTAGCCCATTATGTTGGCAGTCTGGTGATTCCAATGGGGTCCTGATTTTTGAGCAAAAACCCATTCCCATTGGATGTTCTTTAAGTCCATCATTTGGAACAAGTTTTTGTAGATCAGTTCTTCCCGAACGTCTCTAGGCTCATCATTGTCATCAAAGATAACCACCTTGTCTGGTTTCTTGGTTTGATTAATGATGGCTGCCAAAGCAAGGGGTAGGGTTGTATCGTATCGGCCCCTAGTACCGATTGAGCAAAGTACACTATTCATTTCTAATCCAAATCTCTTCACTTACTGGTAAATTACAAATATTGAACGCATTGCCAAATTGGTCAATGCTCCACGATTTCAATTGATTTTGTTGAATAGGTTTGTATCCAAAAGAATACAGGGCTTTATGAATATGCCAGAAACCTTTAAATGTAGGGTGAAGCTCCCCGTGTATTTCAATGGCGATACTTGTAATGCGAGCCATGTCTTTAGGATCGGCATTTAAAAGAATATCGTACTCACCGCCTTCGCAATCTATTTTCAAAAATATATTGTCGGTTGATAATAAATTTAAGATATCTTTAAGATATATGGTTTTGACTTCTTCGTAGTCTTCGCTTGGACTGTAGACACTATTGTGGCCACACTTGTCTTGTAGGCCAATCTTTACTGTTTCACCGCTAACATTTGAAACAATATTCTTGTGAACAAATATGTTGTGTATGCCAGCTTGCTTAATGTTTTCTTCTAGTATTTCAACGGTAGAAGATACTGGTTCAATTGCTATTACTTTACTTGCGCCTAGTGTAGATGCAAGTATAGAAAACATGCCCATATTTGCACCGATGTCGATAAACTCTCGATCTTTGCAAATCTCAGGCGTTATAGCATAACTGTTATTAACAATGACTTCATGATAAAGTTCATTGGCTTCTTTACTTCTATATCCTAACCATTCCAATTTATCCATATTCATTTCCAATTCAATTTAAATTTAGGGAGTTGTTGGCTCCACGGGTGCTACATAATTAGGATCATGAGGCCAAGTTACTGTACTGGCAGTAATTAGCGTGTCTATATCTGTGCTTGCTGTAATAGCCGTCTTTGCATTGGCAGCCGTTGTCCTGACTGACTCTCTCCATGTTTTCCAGTTGGCTGGCATGGTTGTATTAGTTTCCAATGCCTTGATGGTCATGTAATCGCTTGGAGACAACAAAGAAAAGGCTTGCTGATCAATTGCTGATGTAGCATTAGATTTCAAGCCAGCCAAGTCTTTAGGCGTTGTTGTAAACCCAATGTCTACTACACCGCCGTTGATGACTGGCGCCGACTCTGTAACCCAATAGTATTTGTCATCGGGTCTTTCAGCAAATACCACATCCATAATACCAAGATTTGTTTTTTCTTCTTGGGTTGCTAGTTGATACCAGTTGTCCGAATAGGTTGTGCCGTTGACTGTAAACTGAGTGCCAGGTTGCACCAGTTGCTCAATTGTGTTGTTTTGAACGATTGCAAACATTATTGCTCCTTAGAATGCGTTGGCATATTTAAATGGGTTAGATGCAAATGCGGCATAAATATAATTTCCTGTGCTTACATTGACCACAGTAGCACTCACACATTGAAATCCATTAGATAAAATATTAACTGAACTTGCGGATGTTTCAGCCGCACCCGAGTCTGCTAACAAAGTGTTTGTAACTGTGTTAAATGTATTTCTTACACTATCCCAAATATACCAATCACTTGTTGAATCTGTACGTTTAATTAGCAAATATTTAGGTTGAAATCCTAAATATACAAATGGCCCTGTTGCACTACCATTACCTGTATAACTGCCAAATGCGCTAAATCCAGCAACGGTGGCAAAGCAATAAGCAATCATTGCATTGCTAGAACCATTTGTTCTATTGTCTGTACCAACTGAAAAAACTGAACTTGTAGGGTCATTAGGCCAAAAAGAAGAAAATGTAGCAGCAGCTCCAGATGAATTTAAAAACAAATAAGAATTAGTCGATAATTGATTTGTTTTTACAGGCCAATCTGTTGAAGCTGTAGTTCTATTTTTAAAAATAAGTAAAGCAGGTATTGCACCTAAACCATGTCCAACAGTAGCATTGGCGCCTGTACCCGTATATTTAACAATACTAAAACCAGCAGTTGTATTTGCGCTTACTGTTGATGTAATAGAACCATTTGTATTTGATACGTTAGAACCTTGACCCGCTTGCCATTGCCATGCAACAAACGAATTACCGCTACTATTAAAAATACCTCCACCTAACGCCAGGCTAAAACCATTTGAATTAAATGATGTGAAATATGTAGGATAGCTAACTTCTGCAACATTAGTATTTGGAAATAATGTTTGTCCCGCGCCACGGTCAGAATCATTTAATGAATGATCATTTGTTGTATTTCTATTTTTTATCCAAACCATATCTGGTCTAAAACTTCCAGCATTTGTAACTGTTTGAACGCCACCATTACCAGTATATAAAGTAGCATCCATATACAAATTACCTTGTGCTATGGTAGGCGTGGGTAGGTTATATGTGTTGAGTGCTACATATCCTGATGGGGGGATATATTTAAATGCTTGTTGACCAAAATTAAAAGATTGCGTTGATGTGCCGCCTGGGTTTTGCAAACTTGGAAAATATGTACCAGATAAACTAGAAAAAGCTGTTCCTTGACTTGTTCCATTTTTGTAAAAAGTTAAAGTCCCCCCATCCATATCCAATGCTACACCAATTACATCTCCATTAGTGTATGTGGCTCCATAAGTAGCACCTGCACTATTAGTATACTTATTACCATTGGAAGCAAAATATCCAAAACCATTAACTGTTTGCCAATCAGTAATAGGAAAAACATTTTTGGAAATACCAATCATGTACGATACTCCACCAGTATTACAAGTGACCTCCCAATACCATTTACCCGATGAAACTCCTATTGTTGCATAAGCAATACCAGAATTGACTGTCATGCTTGCATCAAGATTTCCGTTGGATAAACTAGGAAGAGTAGATGTACTATATAAATTATTAGGATTCAACACACAATAATTACTAGCTGTTGCACTTGTCAACGTAGGCACATCATTCATACTGTCGTATGTATTGCCAGCGGTTAGACTAATATTATTGGTTGTCCAATTATTACTATTACCAGATGTATCGTAACCTAGTGTGGTTGTGGATGTTGTATTGGTAAATGTTAAATGAAAGCCATTAGTACCATATGTGCCTGTATATTTTATAGGCTGCCATACTCCACCAGTTCCACTAAATGATCCAAATGAAGATGGTGTTAATGTTTGACCATCAATAAAATAAAAATCAGTTAAATAACCATCAAAATCATTTGTACTTCCATTATTGCCAATATATCCCGTACCAGATGTTCCCCAAGCATTTTGGCTAGTTGTAACAGACGATCTATTGTCAACAGTAAATGATGAAACTTGTACGCCATTTATATAAAGAATTGCTCGATTTGATGCGGTTGCATTTCCAGAATCCCATACTAAAACAATATGATACCAAGCAGATGTATCTCGAAAAACTTGTGTAGTATTTATATAAAGTGTATTTGAAAATGTCCACGCAAAAGTATCATCAGCATTAAATTGAATGCCATAATTTGCAGAAGTACTTACAGTTTGGGATGTTAAAAGTGGCACATAACCTAATATTCCTCTTTTAAACCAAAAAGATTTTGTCCATTTGCTTGAGTTTGTTGCTGAACCGCCAAATGTTTTATTTAAATAAGCATTGGCACTTTTTCTTAATCTTAAAGACTTAGTAAGAAGAACTCCACCACTTGGGGCTGATGTTTTACGACTGCTAAACATATGAATGCACCCTGTAATCAATGTTGAGTAAAGCGTAAGGCATGGGCATTCCTGATACTAGTCGTTTTCTTAACAAGGTTTGTGGCATTCCAGAAATTCTTGACCATTCAGCAATAGTATGAATTTCGTCTCCATATTCATATTTTGCATTAGTTGATTTGTTGTTGGCCTGTTCAATATGCGTAGACCATTTGCAATTCATAGGTTCATAATTGCCATCGTAGTCTATTCTGTCAATTGAAAAACCTTCTGGCTTAGAACCCATGTCAGCATAAAAATTAGCAAATGAATCTTTCCATCTTTCACAAACAGTTATTCCTCGACCACCATATCTAGAATAATCAGTGCTTTTTGGATCAAAACATCTTTTCTTCATGGCACTCCAAATGCTATGTTCTGTTGACTCAGACATGCCATGTGTTGTTGATTTTTTAATCATAATTTCTGATTTATAACAACCACAAGAAGTCGTAGCCATTGTGTTTAATGCGCCACTTTGTACAGGCTTAACTTTTCCACAGTCACACAAGCAAAGCCACATGGTTTGTTTGCCTTTATTAGCCACACGACTAAGCACAAGCAAACGCCCAAAACGCTTTGATGTTAAATCTTTAAATGCACTCATCAGAAATTTAGACCGAAAACAGAACCAAAGGTCGAAGTTCCATCTTGGTAGAAATTAAAGATGTCATATTTACCGTTAGCAGATGTTGAAGTGGGTGTTGTTCCACCCGCCCATTTTAAAGTACCGCCACCCGCCCAGGTCAATGAAAAAGAACCTGAGTAAGTCACAATGATGGTAAACGATTTGCCAGCCACGCTAGATGGCAATGTGAGTGTTCCATTGGCATTCAATGAAAATTGCTGTACTGTGCCGTTGGCGAGTGAAATAGTAAATGCTGATCCAGCTGCTGGAGCATAGAGCGTTTCAACATAGTTTGTAACTGTTGGATTTGTCAGCGTCTTGTTTGTTAGCGTTTCTGAACCTGCCAATGTGGCCAATGTGCCTGTTGTAGGCAAGGTAACGTTGGTGCTCGCTGTTACTGTCAGCGTGGTAGTGAATGCGCCTGAAGTAGTAAATGAACCACCCAAAGTAATGGTGTTTGATCCATTGTTTACGCCAGTACCACCACCAGTTCCAGTTAGTATTCCCCAAGAAGGTGCAGCACTCGAACCGCCAGATAAAACGGTTTGGCCAGAAGTTCCAAATCCTGTTGTTCCAGATAAGGCAGGAGTTGTTCCTAAGTTAGTCGAAAAGCCCAATGCGCCAGTTGCATTAACAACGTGAGCAGATTGCCCTGTTGTTCCCCAAGCAATGTATGTTTTAAATCCATTACCCGATCCAACTGTTATATCGCCATCATGGCCCGAAAAATAAATATTGTTATTTATTGAAAAGAAATCAGATGGAGTGGAAGCGCTAAAAACGGAACTGTTCATCCCAAACTCACCATAATAAGATGAATCAGTTCCAGAATCGTTTGACAAAACGTAATTGGTAGAAGCGCCAGCAGTAGCGCTCTTGTTTTGCATGACAAACTGCAAGTAACTACCTGAAACCGTTGCTCCAGCCGCTATTGGGCTATTGGAAGCATTGAATGAAAGTACGGGAGTTGTACTTGTAAAACTGTTTGTTTGGATGTTTGCAAATGTGGGGTTTGTGGCCAATGCAACAACAGTTCCAGAACCTGTGGTTGTATAAGACGTACCCCAAGCAGTACCAGTTGAATTTGCTATACCAGCGCTTGGATAAACCATGCTCGCAATACCGCTATAGCCTGATATACCGCTATAACCTGAGTATCCTGAAATGCCACTATAGCCTGATGTTCCAATACCCGAATATCCAGAATATCCAGAGTATCCGCTGATACCTGAGAATCCGCTAAATCCAGAAACGCCTAAACCTTTGAAGTTTCCATTTATATCGGTAACACCATCTGTTGACCAAGTATCGCCTACTTGCAAGGTAACTTTGGCAAGGTTTCTTAAGGTGCCATTGTTGTTCAAAGTAACAGTAATCGTAACGGCAGCAGTATCTTTGTTTTGAATGAAGATGGATTTGATCAGCCGTTTTGTTAATGCAGCAGGAGCAGAAACCAAAGTAACTTGACTTGTCCCGTTCAAAGCGCCATCGCTTGAACCTTCAGTAAATGATGATCCAGTATCGTCCGAGTAAGCTGTTACAAAATCTGGGTTTGTGGTGGCCGCCGCCCCTGACATGGCAACAGTAATTGATTTAAGAATTGAGTCTAGAACTAACATGGTTTTCCTTATTTTGAAATAAACCAAGCATACGCATAAGCAGAAGGACTTGACCCACCACCGCCTGAAGAATTAATGGTTACAGCACCTAATCCGCTTGAAGGTGATATTGTAATATTAGTTCCAGCAATAATCTGTGAAACTGATCCCGTAGCTCCCGAATAACCCGATATACCAGAATAACCCGAATATCCGCTTGTTCCTTGAGCGCCACTATAACCTGAATATCCACTTACACCTGATCCGCTGTAGCCAGAATACCCACTTATTCCAGAGCCAGAATAACCTGAAATCCCTGAATAACCACTAATGCCAGACCACCCAGAGATACCCGAATATCCTGAATAACCAGAATAACCAGCGCCAGATACTCCGCTGTACCCCGAATAACCAGATATACCCGAACCGCTATAACCCGAATATCCACTAATACCAGAATAGCCTGAATAACCGCTTATTCCAGAACCAGAGTATCCCGAATAGCCACTCAAACCTAGACCGCTATACCCAGAATATCCTGATGTACCACTTCCTGAAAAGCCACTATTACCAGAATATCCAGAATAGCCTGAAATACCAGAAACACCAGGTGCAACCCAACTAGCAGGAGCCGACCAAGTAAACGTAGACCCAGTCTTACTGTTAACAAACGTAATGGAAGCCCATACAACGTTTGTAGGCGTTACAGGGGGTACTGTTGTCCATCCAGTAGGAGGCGTTCCTACGTTGGTTGTAAAGTTCCAAGAGCCACCAGTTGGGGTCGCTGGAGCGGTAGCACTTTCTTTGAAGATAAACCACTCAAAATAAGTGCCACCATAAGGAACCGAATTGCCATAAAGACCAACCGATTCCGTGCCTGGCTGGGCAACCAACGTACCACTAAGACTTGAACCGTATAAGCCACCTGTTGCCATAGATCACCTAAAACTGTAACGATAGTCACGGGGCTGAAACTCAGATGTGAGGTGTTGGTCGCCACCTCTCCATTTATCACGGAAGTTCTGGTCTTCAATCAAACCATAAGCTTCGTCAAAACGTGCTCTCCATTTTTCAGCTTCTGAAGAATTCTTGTTTTTATCGTAATACGCTTCCAAGGTGCCATAAAGATAGCCTTCAGGGAATGTGGCCAAAACAGCATTGTTTTGAACAATAGGATTCAATGAATCTGATGTTGGGCTGAAAAGGAAAGGAAAGGTCTTTTGGTAGTAAGCAAGAATCTGCACACTAGCCCCTGGATTGGGCGTAAAGACGTAGTTAGGGCCGACTTCTGAAAATGATGCACGAATTACCCTTGGTACACCAAAGGGCTTGACGTAGAGCTGGTCAATCATCTTTCTGCGGATGATCTCTCTGTCTCCAACCCTGTCATAGATAATCCAAGGACCAAACCCTGAAGCAACACTACCAGGATCAACAGATGAGCTTGGCGTTTGTTGGAAAAACAAAATAGGCCAATTCATGTCGGCAGGAATAGGTGCCAAACCCTGTGAATCCGTGGTTACATAGGAAGGTGATGTTGGGTCGTAAGGGTTAGAACGCAAAGCAGGCAACTCAACAGTTCTCATCTTAAGTTCAGCCAATTGAATGGAGTTTTGAATCTCAAGAATGGACTGGGTAGGAAGCTTAAGGATGGCTGTAGGGTAGGTAGCGCCACTCCAAATCAAGTCAGGGTCATTAACAGTAATGCTAGATGATCCGACTGAAGTTACTACTGTGAAAGGATAGGTTAAATTAAACCCAACAAAATCCCCTACATTAAGAATGCCAACCAATGATGATGCGGTTGCAATAACACCAGAGGAAGAAGTGTAAGATGATGCGTTTACGCTAGTGGATGATGCTATGGCTCCTACCCAAGATGCTACACGGCTTACAAGAGTATTAGCAGATTGGATGAATTGAGCCATTGAAAATCCTTAACGGGTCGGAATGCTTGGATTATACGGTAGTGGTATCTTTCCGCTAGGGTGGCAAACGAAATCTGAATAGTATTCGTTGACAATAGCATAGAAAAGAATCTTGTCTTTTTTGTCCCTTTTAATCAACTCCCAAGGCCGATTGTTAAAGTACTTGGATTCAATTTCGTGAGCAAAGCATTTGGGTAGCTCCATTGCATGAAACGTACCAGCAAAGAAGGGATTGTCTGTGCCGTGAATGGCGTAAAACTCTCTCTTTTGCTTGCAGTCAGCCTTGATGGCATCTACGTTGTGCTGCGTATATTGGACATATCGCTCGCCATCAATAGCCCCAACTTTGTAATCTAGGTTAGCTGTATTGAATGTTTGCGACCAAGTACCCGATTTTACTTCATTGAACAGTTTGTCATTCTGACGGAATACACCATCAAAACCAGCTTCCAGATTACCTTTTAAATAATAGTCTTCGCTGATTTCATCTGTTTCATACTTTTCCATGCGTTAGCTCCTTTCCAAAGAAGGCCCGTGAGGACCCTCTTCAGAAACTAGCTTATGCTAGATAACGCTTCACCTGTGTAGATGCACGGGCAGCGGTAACTGCTGCGCCTGTGGGGCTAACAGCGGCCAAAACTGCCACACCAGCTGGGTTACGCACAATCAATGTGCCTTCCATGATGTACTGGTCCAAAGAAGCGTCAGCGTTCGAGAACACTTCGTTATTTGGGCCAAGCTCACGGAGTGAACCCCATTGAACCACATCAGGATTCAAGAACAACACAGAAGTATTGTCTGAACCTGTTTGGTCCATAATCCAGTCGTCGTCGATCTGGTATGTGTAGTTAAAGTCACCTTCGTAGGTACCGATGGTATCGCCTTTGTCAGCAGGATTGAACCTGTTGATAGAACGGCTTGTGGGCAAAGTATCAGAAATATGGGTTCTCATTGAAGTGGGAACAACCATGTTAGTGATCTTAGCGTTGAAGCGCTGCTCAGCAGTAGTCACCAATTGTTTGTACAAGAAGGGGCTGAATTGCTGAAGAGTCACACCAGAAGCACTTGCGGTAAAGCTGAAGTAGCCCAAACCAGCGTTAGCCAATGTACCGTTGAAAGGAGTGTTAGTGCTAACACCGCTTGTAACGTCATTGCTATCAGAAGTTGCTAGGTTGAGAACGTCTACACCGCTTAGACCGTTACCAGAACGTGTACCAGCGAAGGCAAACAATGAACCGAATCTACGGCCAGAGTTAACGCCAGAAGAACCAGAAGGTTGTGTACCTGCTTGACCAGCGTACTTGATAGAAGCGCCGTCAGCACGAACCATCTGCAACTCAACGTCAAACATGATCTCAGTCAATTGCTTGACTTCTTGATATGCCTGGGGATCACCACCAGCTTGCTCAACAGCACGGGCAGTACCTGTAGCGCCAATCACAGTTGTGAAAATCTGTGAATAGTTACCCAAGTTAGAACGTGTGTTAGAAGCGGCAGTTGATGAATCAACAGATGCGCCTTCCAACTTAGCATTCAAGCCAGGCTGACGGAAATAGTCATTTGGCCAAATGTGCAAAGTTGAATTGATTTTACGTTTTTTAGACATAGCCATGTTGGTAACAGGCGTGCGGTCTTTAACGTAGTTAGAAACAGTTAAGTCCAAATCCTTGACAACGATGTCAGTAGCATAGCTACCGTTACCATTACCAAGGGATGTTGATGTGATTGTTGACATTTAAATACTCCTAAAGTTACTTACGTCTGTTTTTGTTTGACGCAAGCATGGTTGCTAATAAGTCCCTAGTCGCTCCCTTGTCGCCTTTTTGAGCGCGTTTTTGAAGTTCTTCAGTTGGATCGGGCATGGTTGTTTTGCCTTTAGCAGTTACTTTACCTGCTGCCGCCAATGAACCACCTGCATTTTTCACTTTAGGACCCTCACGGAACTTATAACCATCCCGAATAAGTGATAAAAGTTGCTCATCGCTCGATACCAAATCAATATTCGGTATTCCAGGGATGGCTGCTAGGTTTGCACCTTTCCAATCCTTGGCTATCTTTTCACGAAGATCGTTAAAGTTAGCCTTGTTGGCCAATTCCTTATCTGTAAAGTTCTGCCTATTTTGCTCAATCATTGAGCGAACATATTCAGTTCTTTGCTGATAAAACTGTTCAACTTTAGGACGATTCGCTTGAATGAACTGGGACTTTTCCTCGATCAACCTTTTGTTCTGAGCAATCGCTGCTTGCGCCTCAGATTGTTGAGCAGGTGTTGCCGCCTCTGACAGGATTTGCGCCCATTTCTGGTTGTATTGCTGAAGGGTTATCAACTCATCCGCTGCCGTTTGCAGTTGTGGAGCAATTGTTAACTCTAAACCAATTTGCAATCCGTCTAATTCAGACCTACGTTTCGCTTCATACTCTTCAAAATCAGCCCGTTCGGCTTTCAGTTTGCGAGAATTTTCATCCAAAGCACTTGTTTGACCAAGAAGCGTGGCCGCCTTCTTTGCAGTTAATTCAACAAAACCGCCTTCAGCGTTCTTATTGGGTATCTTAAACTTCAAATCAGGGTTTTCATCAGCAAATTCAAAGAAGTTAACAGTTGAATTATCTCCTTCGGAGGATTCTTCTGCCACTTCTTCATCTGTTGGCTCTTCAGTCTCACTTACGCTTTCTTCAGGTTCGCTTCCATCTTCAGGTTGCGCCTGTGGGGATTCGGATTTCTCCTCCTCTTGTCCACCTGGAGGTGGGTTACTACCATTGGGTTGAGGATTGTTCCGTCTGTTGACGGCAATCATCTCAGCTATGGTTGCAACTGGGTCTCCAGTTTGTTGGGTTCCGTTCTCTGTTGAGGTTACGTCTACCATAAGTTTATCCTATTCTTTAATAAATGTTAATTCTTTTCTATCTTAGACTGAACGCCTTTGGATAGAAATACTGTTAGTTCAATGAAATCGATCATATCTCGAGCGCCAGATATGTAATGTGAGTTAGTTATCCTTTCGGCATCACTTTTTGAATCTTCAAGTCTCTCCAACAGATTGAATCTGTATAGATTGAACATCAATGCAAAATCGGTGTTTTTTAAAAGCCTTTGAGCACATTCCCCGTTATCAATAAATTGAATTTGTTTTTCAGGGTTTGTGCTTTTGGCGTCTGAATACTTGGTTCGCTTATTAAAGTAACCTGTGACGTTTTCTAGTAGACTTTTCATTTACTTCCTTTAATCAATCTGTACAGCCCTTAGTTTGTCCCTTGATGCTGCCAATGCTTCAAACATGTTGTCAGTATCGATGTCTTCTGTTTTCTTCTTAATGAACTGAGTGTTCATCATGGTTTCTTGAGCCTTGGCTTTGTTCATTTCCATCTTAGATGTTTCAACTTGGTCGGCAATTGCTGGCGGTTGTTGTGCCTTGGCTTGCATGACTTGCGTCCATTCTTGCAGGGTCGGCAAATAAGAATCTAAATGCTTAATACCCAAGACGCGCAATGTCTCTTCGTAAGGCAGTCTTAGCTTACTGAACATTTCAGGCAAATTGGGTGGAACTTGCATCATGGCTTGACCAAACTGCTGTTGAGCAGCGGTAATCAATTGTTGGCGAGTCAGGCGGTTTTCTTCGCTCATAAACCCCATAGCCAAATCCAAACTGATCATTTTGCGGTCGATAAATTGGTAGCTCTCAACGGCTTGGGCATCAAGGAACCCACCAGCATCTTCAGCGCAGACATGGGCCAATTGCTGGATGTTGTAGTCATCAGCATATTGAATCATGGTCTTCCAAACCAAATAAATAACGTCTTTCAAACCAATGGCACAATTCTTGACCATTTCATCTTGGATCAATTGGTTCGGACCCATAGCAGTCTGAAGCTTAAACCCACTATTTCCGTCTTTCATAACTTCAGGGTTTAACGTGTCCCCAGGTGAAGTCATGCCAATTAACGCCATCTTCTCAGCATCAAATCGCTCCATAGAAGATTGGACGTAAGCCAGATTACCTTGAAGCGGTGCAAACTCAAATACATGCTTATTAGGATCAAACTTACGATCCAAAATAAACATGGCAGACACGCCACGCTGAACTTCTTCGGCATCTAAAAATTCGGGATTAACGCCAATCCTTGGGGTGCTGGCCTGAAGAGCAAAGGCCAATTCAGCCCTGCGGATTGAGGTTGCGTACTCCTGAAGGGGAACCATGCGCTCGCCCAAAGAGTAACCAAAAAAGTTACCAACAATGGGTTTGGGGTTCATGTTAGCAAGGGGAATAAAATCGACTTCCTTGCAGTAAATAATATAAGACCCCGAATAACACAATTCAATGATCTCTTCTTCCCCGTCACCGTCAACGTCTTTACGCATCCATGCTGTGGTTAGCATCACCACACGGGAGTATCTATCAGCGCCCTGAGAGGCGATAACGCCTTGGCCTGGTACAGGTGTAGAGTCGCGGGCATGGAGCGCTAGATCGTTCTCTAAAGCGCCCGCCTGATAGGCTCCAGCAGGACCGTAAGCAGCGTGATCGGCAAACTTTTCTAGATCAATGTAAGGATAAAGGACTTTGGCTTCATGGATCGTCATTGGATCATAGAAGCCGATAAAGTCTTGATCAGCAATCTTAGGAACTGTGGGGTTGCAAACAAAATAATGTTGAGCAACGTGTTTGATTTTGATGTTGGTTGAGTAACCTGTCAGCTTATATTTTGCACGGTAAATATAATTGTTCTTGATGGCTTCGTTCATCTCATCAGCTTGGGATTCTGGCTCTTCGCCTTCTTCTTCTTGCTGTGGAGGATTCATCATTTCTTGCATTGCGCCTTGCAAATTAACGTCAATGCGTTTCATATTCTGGCGTTTATAAGAAAGACCCTTATCTGCTAAGGTTATTTCAAACGATCTCAATTGGTCTTTGGTGCCTTCAACTTCCTTGTACATCGTGATGGGTTCACGGATAGGCATAACCATCACAATGCCGTTTTTATGGAGCAAAGAATCCTGTGCCCAATCCCTGATAATTGCGTAGGCATCATTCTTATCATTGATAAAATACTTCACCATGTCCGTAGCTTGGGAACAAGCCATCGCATCGGCTTCGCTAAAGCGTCCAAACTCAAAGTTAACTTCACCGTCAGGCATCAAGCACTTGGTGATAATGGCGGTAGCGTAGTCAATAGCAGGGGTAACGATAGGCGCAATGTAATCAATTCCACGAACAGGCTCAGTAGAATTGGCAACAGGAATTTGTAAATAGTGGTAATCAGTAAAACGATTGTATGTATTCTTGCCTTGAGTAAGTCTTAAGTAGTCAACCATCTTAACGTAGACTTCGTGGGCAACTTGTTCAACAATACCCCGATGACCCGTGGGGGATGCAAGATTGATAACGACTACGTTTTGTTTGTCTAACATGTTATATCCTTTGGACCTTGCCTTCTACGGGTGCAAAACGCCTGATCTCGAAATTGTTGGCTCTGCTGACAACGGATTCACCATGACCTTGGATCAACGCCAAAACGCCAATCCTTGCTGAGTCAATATGGTCATCAGGATCACTAAACCGACCTTGGGAATCAATAGCGTAGTTTCTGCATTCATCAAGAAACGCTTTACAATTTTCATTAATCATAAAGGTTTTACGCTCAAACCCCATTCGCATTATATTGATTCCATATGATTTGTGGTTAGTTACTTTACCTTGATCATTCGCGGGGTTCAAAATAGCCCCAGATATGCAGTTTAAGCCATAATTATCTTCAAAGACTTCCCTGACACTTTGCTCACTTAACGTGTACCGACCTGCGGTTGCAGCGTCATGGGGCAAAGCAATAGGCACTCCTTTAGATTCCCGATCCAGCAAATAATGCACATATTCGTCAGGAGTTTCGCCAGAAGGAATCTTAACTTGCCTCTGAAGATAAATGATTTCCTCGACTGGATCACGGAAAAAGAAGCTGATTACAGTTGGGTCATTTTTAATTCCCAAATCAAAACTAATTAACCGCTCGAGCTTTTCATTGTCCCTAAGATCAATATCCGTACTCTTGTAGGTTGGCCAATCAAGGATAGGGAACACCACGCCCTGACCTACCAAGGGAATGCCTTTCATACGGCAATCCCGCTCCCAAGGCATAAAGTCCCTAGACAACTGCTCACGTTCTTCTTTGCTAAAGAACGGCTCATCCCATTCATTGACATACGGGACATCGTCCCAAGTCACCCTGACATGGCAGTAGCCCTCGACTTGATCCCAGAACTTACGCACCAGACCCGTCAGACCTTTGAGAGGAGTAAACGAACATATGACCTGTCCATTTCTGGAAGCAGTACGAACGACAAGTTCAGAGAATGTTTCATCAGGAGGCTGCTCATCAAGGACAACCAAATCAAGCTCATAACCCTGCAAATGCCTGGTTTCTTGAGTGTAGTTAGAAAAGTAAAGCTTAGACTTACCGCCCGACTTATGCCAGACTTCCATCGCAAGAACATTGGCACCATCGGAACGAATCGATTTTGGATCAATCGTGGCTTTAGGAATAGACCCCGAACCCAGCTTGTAAGATTGTTTAATATCATCGCAACCCAATAACTTTGACTGTAGCGTTTTAGCAACTTGCTCCCAAGATTCACCAGAACACATTGCAATGATTGGCTCATCAAATACTTTGCCTTTCCACCATTTGGGATACTGGCCAGTTAAATGGTAAGCGGTTTCAAACGTACTAGCAATTGTCTTACCAGATCGATTGGCGGCAATCATTCCTCTTCTGGAGAACTGGGTGCCTGTCTCAAAAAACCGCTTTTGGTAGTCGAATGGCTTGAACCATTTCAGCTGGTCAAACATCATGTTATAAGCAATCTTGTCCCTAGCAACGCTCATGCTTGCCAGTTGTTCCTTGCTCATTAACTTTGTTGCTTTTTTACCACCCGACAGCTTTACCAGGTACTTGAGTGCCCTTTGGCGGTAGAGCGGAAGTACATAGTCACTAGCTTCACTTTTTGCCATACTTGTCGCACAAATCTAAAAGTATTTCAGCAGCGCTGGCCAGATAGAAGATTTCTTCAGGGGTTAACGTTTGGTTGCCTCTGAGATTCTTTTCTAGAATTTCCAGACTCTTTCGAGCGCAAACTTCCGTTTGAGCGTGAAGCTTGTCTCTAAAGACTTCGGAATAGTTTTCCATTTAAGCCCAAGGGTTAGCAATATTCTTTTCAGTAAATGAAATGATATCTTTGTCGATCAATGACCAGATGCCTGCACCCTTTTCACCAATGCAGAAAGAATAGATACCCCGACCTTTTTCTGTAAACGAGCCATCTTGTCTACGAAGGAGAATCTCTTCGGTACGGGGGTCGATCCAAGAATACTTTTCAGGTTGGGTCTGGCCAAACTTATTGATTCGTGAGCCAACAGCAACTTGTTCTACAGGCCCAGAAATCTCATAAGTAATCATGCCGTTATCGTACTTCCAGAAGTTCATCATAACCTTGCGGTCAGATTGTGGGTCTAGAGGGTGGGGCATGTTGGTAGCGCCGAAGAAATGAACCCTAGACGTTACTGGTGGTAAGTCAGGGCTTCTTTCGGGCAATGGTTTGATATCGTCAACAGGAATAAGTTCCTTGCGATCAATGTAGGGGTTCTCATCCGTCTGATATTCAGAAGGAATTTTTTTACCCTCTAGCGCGTTCTTAGCAACCAGGTACTGTTCTTCTTTGGGTTTGCCAACGAGGTCAAGTGCAACCTGGGTTTTGTCGTAGACGAATTGTGCTAAGTCTTTAGCCGTGGGTAAGTCAGCCTTTAAGGCTTCAACATCATAAGTAGCCATTTCAATTCCTTGTTAAACGTTTTTGGGAACGCTGGGTTTTTCAAATTTACCTTTAGACTTCACATTGTTGGTATGTTGGGTCGATAGGGTTTTTACTGCATAAGCATCTTTTACGGCAGTAGCAATTACTTTTGCTCTACCATTGGATTCCGAAAAGGTTTCCAACTTGTCATTGATTCCTTTGGTAAGCCCTTTGGCCATCTGCTTACCACCATTAATCACTTTTCCATAACCAGACATATTAACCTCACTTTAGATAGTTGGTGCGATCGGAGTTCAAATACCCGTCATTATGAATCTTGCCATCATAAGGTGTTGGCTTAGCCAACAACACAGCTTGTTTACGGCCACCAGTAGCACCTGATTTGGTGTCATCAGTAGCACGAGCAAACTTAGGAGCACCTTGGTTACCAGAAGGCTGATTAAGACCGCCTTTGGGATTCGTGACTCCAGTCACACCGCAATAGTGAGAAGCCTCCATCTTACCGATATTGCCCTTGCGATTAGGAGCTTGAGCCATCAATGTAGGAGCCTTATTACCAGAAGTATATCCACTCATTTTTTCACCTTTTTGGATTTGCGTTTGTCATCAGAATCACGTTTCATGGCGTAGGCAATAGCAACTGCCTGTTTCTCAGGTTTACCAGCTTCACGTTCAGTAGCAATATTCTTACTGAAGGCTTTCTTACTACCAGATTTCATTAATGGCATTTTAGACTTTCTTTAAAGATTCTAGGAAATTTTCTAATGCCTCATCGGCATCAATCTCATCCTCTTTCTGAATATTCTGAACATGCTCTATCGAGATGATAGGCGCTCTAGAAGACTCAAATGGAGCCAGTTTATCAGCAATTCTAGCCTTATCTTTCATATCCAACTCATCAGACTGCATGGCATCAATCAAAACCTCCATAGCCGTCTTTAAAGGTGGTAGCCCTTTTGCTGTTCTTTCTGTATTCAATCGGTTGAATAACGCACCATACTCAGTAACATTGTTAACCACCGACTTAGGTTTCGGTAGTCTCTTCCCAGTTGCCAATTCAATTGCTATCTGTGCGTCTTTGGTTTTCATACCATTCCTTCACATCCATGTACGCAAAAGACCCATGAACCGTAAACCCTCTCTTTTCATGAATCCTCATAAACCCCTGATAGTCTCCCCTAACACTAGTAGAACAAACCATCGGTATATTCCAATGATAAGCCCATAACAAATGTTGGTCAATCATTTGGTTAATTATTCTATATCTGGTCCTTGTCGGCAGCGTCAGATCAACATGGTGAAACTTTGAGTTACATATTTCCTTGGTTGAATAGGGCGCATACCCTCCCCTATCAAACCAACATACCCCCAATATCCGATCCCCCTCAGTACACTTTGCGATCAGTTCTTTAGATTTATCAAACATCTGTACTGTGGATGCAACTGTTAATACCCTGTGGATAAAGTCCCTGTCGTAACCCAAAGTACTCTCATCCCTGTAAATAGGCTCAAACGTATCAATAACCCGTAGAGCCTCATAAGGTGTAACCAATGACCATTCCATGCTAAGTCTCCATTTCCTGTAGATCAGTATACAACGTAAAAAGGTTTATTAAACGTAAGACTTAAAGTTTTTGTAGAAATTTTGGGAATGGGTGAGTGGGCCCCCCTCCCTCCCCATGAATCCAGCTGTACCCCCCCTCTCTCTCCTCTGAAAACGCCTGGGGGGGGATAGATTTTAGGCGCTGATGGGGGGGTCCGATTGTTATTGTGTTCAAAGTTTAATAGTAAAGTAATGGAATGGTTCGCGCTAATGGGCTTGTCTCTACTGTCTCTCTCCTTACTGTTTCCCTATACGTTACGGGGGAATCTATTGTTTTCGAGGGTTTGGGCGTTCGAGCTACATACCTCTTATTACTCTCTCTCCATTAGTTGCTATTCTTTTACTTAGGTTATATGGGTGTTTTTATATCCTGTGGATAACGTGTTTACATCTTGATTAGTGCATATTCAAGATTAGAGTTAATTTATTTATTTTCATTTATTTACTATTTATTAGGGTTTATACCTATGGTCTTTTGGTTATTCAATCGTTATATTAGTAGGACTGGGGCACATTGACTCCAGGCATTTAAAGGGGAACAAAATGAAATATGAAATATGGCAAGACAATGGCGTCTCAACGATTTTTGAATATGATTCAAATGATTTTGATGAGGTATTAAATGCTTTTTGTGCTGAAGCAGGATATATAGATCATTCAAATTATGCTGCGCATTTTGAGCTGGCGGATAGTCCATTCAATATTAGAGTAATAAAGGATTAAACAATGAGAAAACTAATTGATTTTATTGTCTTAATGTTATTGTGTGTGTTTATTGGTTATCTATTGTCTTTCAACGTTTAAAGGAAATGAAAATGAAATTATCTGAAACTATTGCAGCTATTGCAGCGAATGAAACATATGACGAAAAAGCACTATTAAAGTGTTTATCTATTAAATTGATTTTGCGTGATGAATATTTTGATGTTATTCAACGTTATTTAGCTGGTAACACTAAAAACATGGACCATGTTTTACTTGGCGATATTTCGGTTTGTTTACATAAATTAGGGGCATAAAATGAAAATGAATAGTAAATTTAAACCATTGGGTTATATAGTATATGAGGGTCCCTCATTATTAGACGGTTCACCTATTGTAGTAATTATCAATAAGATTAAAGCTGCATCAAAAAACACAAAAACGGGCGCATTGGTGCAAAGCTTTATTATCCGATCGGATATTAACCCTGTTGAAGCCCTTAAAACGGGCGCGGACGCTGCTATTTGTGGGCATTGTATACATAGGCCTTCATTGGCGGCTTATACGGGCGCTCCACAATGTTACGTTAATGTAGGTCGATCGGTTTTAATGGTTTATAACGCATATAAGCGCGGCCGATATGTTAAAGCTTCACCTAATGAGGTCGCACATTATTTGACGGGTTTAAAGCTTCGCATTGGCACATATGGAGACGGCGCAGCTGCACCAGTAAAAATATGGCAAGAGTTAACCCAATTTACAGCGAACCATGTAGGTTATACGCATCAATGGGAAAATGCACAATTTGACCATAGTGCATGGGCACCATTAGCAATGGCCAGCGCCGATACCATTGACGAAGCTGCCAGGGCTAATTTATATGGTATGCGGGTTTTTAGGGTCTCTGTAGGCGTTGACAAGCAAGTGGGCGAAGCTGCATGTCCTGCCAGCGCCGAAAGCGGGAAAAAAACAACGTGTGAAAATTGTATGCTTTGCGCTGGTACTAGTAAAAATGCAAAAGATATCGTTATTGCGGACCATGCTCTAGGGCATAAAAAACGGGTTATTTCAATTCAATCAGTAGGGGTTTAATATGACATTTAATATAAACACATTATCACGAAGCGAATTAATCGCTCAAATTGTCAATAGTGAAATTGAATTTAAGCAAAATCTCGAATTTTTACTATGTGATTATTTTGCGACATTTTCAACTGAAGATTTGAAAGAACGGTTTATGGATTTTGATTTACATTTACCCTATATACACGCGGCTTCTTATATTGAAACCGATAAACACCTAATGGGGCCATTGTGATTAGAGGGTCAATTGTGGCCCTTGGAAATGACGAAGCTTTATATACTGTGGCCCATATCGAAAATGGCTTCGTATTTATTTACAAATTGAGAAACCCTAAAAAACCGATAAAAGTCCCCATAAATTCAGTAAGACTATTAATTCTCTGATTTTTCCCTTTTGCCCTCTTAATTGAGGGCTTTTTTTTGCCTACTATTTAATGGTTTACATTAGTATTTATAAACCTAATTTAAACGCGTTTTAAGCCCTTTGGAGCGGTTTATTTATGCAGCATAGGGCAAAGTATTAACCCTGTTTTTTTAATCGATTGTGAGCGGTTTTAATCGATCGTACCATGCAAAATAGTACTTTTACTCTATATTGGGGGGCATTTTAGAGTAATTTTGTGTGATTTTGTGTTTTTTTTCTAAAAAACGATAAAAAAACTATTTCCGCGCTAAAAAACGATTTAGACCCCCCCTTCATTTTTCAACTAATTTGCAAATCCAAAAAGTAAATAATTAGCACTTCCAATTTCTTAGACTTGCTTTTGCTCTTTCTGCTGGACCCTTGGCATTTCTAACAACGCCTTCCATCCTGGCACAAAATGATGCTTTTCTTCCCTTGTCTTTTTCAGTCTTCGGGCTGGGTGCAGGTGCTTTTAAATGTGATCCATTCTTTTTGTTGTACTCTGCACGGCCTTTGGCGGTCATACCAGCGCCTTTGTCAGTAGGGTTGTATGTCTTGCCCTTACCAGTCGTTTTGTGGGCTATAGGCTTGTCGTGCTTCTTCATTTCTTGGCCGTTTTCGCTGAGTTTTTGAATGCTTGGGCAGTTGGAGCGCCCTTGGAACCAACTTTCCTCATCTTTTCCACAGGTTTTCCCTCAGCTTTCTCCTTCTTGATCCGTTCTTGCTTTTTGTGGATATTGGCATAGAGTCCAGGTTTCATATTAATCCTTTCTGATCAAGTACAAAGTTCTGTCAATTTGGGTTTGAATTCCATCGACCAATGTCTGAATGGCAGAATCTTGGGGCAATTTGTTTCTGTTTTCCTCGACATATTGCTTCAATGCCATCACTTCTTCTTCGCCAGTCGCAGCTGGATGGAAATAGTCTACAGGAAACTGCGGGACGGTGTTATAACCCCCCATTATTGCTTCTGCAAGTTCGTCAACTTGGTCTGACAATAGTTCGTAGAATTTACCCAAAACACGATGTTTAAAGCCGTTTTTCTCTTGCCAATGCAATAAATGGACGTTTGTAACGCCATGAAGCATCGTTAACAGGAATTCGCCAACTGGGTCCATATTATCGCTCCTCAAATATTTTCTGAAGTGTTAAGTTTAACGCTTTTAGTTCATCAAGTTTATGTATATTCCACATGCGTTTCTGCCCGTGGATGCCATTTATAGCCCCCCGATGGCAATCAACGCATAAGGGTAGACTAGTAAACCATTCGCCCTGGTCGATTTCATGCGCTTCGGATGGGCCTGATTGCTCGCAGACAATACAGGCCATTTCCTTAATCCTACCGACATGCTCCCGTTCAAGGGAAGTCATGGCTTTTTTGTTTTTAGAGTGCATTACATTTGGTTCTTTATTTCTACCCGTCTGTTGTACTCTAAAACCTTCCAAACCTCAACCTTTAGCTTCGCAGCGTCCAACATGTACTTGAGGTGCTCTTTGTTCATTTCAGCGGTCTTAAGGGCTTCCAGCATCTCTACATACCTTGGATGGGCATAAGCATAAGCTTCTTTTGCTCCCAAGGTTCCAGCTTCATCATTCATCAACTGAGATTTAATAGTTTTCAGGAAGCGCTCAAGGTGATTGGCATCGGCATAAGCCTGGGCATAGTTCTTTGATTCCCTTGCTATGAAATCAATTGCTTTGATTGGATCAATGTCTTCAGTCATGTGTTCTTCTCCTTGAACTATATTTATGTATACGCGTACCCCCCATTTGAGTAGGGGTCATGTGTTTTTCTCCTTTAGTTTGGATTCAATGTCTCTGGCAAAGTCGTCCATCCATGCGCCATAAACAATTCGCCATTCATCACATATTGGTTTTAAATCTTCTTCTGTCAGTCCTACCCATTCACGCTGTGGTGGTTCTTTGTATAACGGAATAGAGTCATCATCACCTTTGTTTGTTTCAAACCAAGCGCCAACTCCCGTGTCATAGCCAAACCAACCTACGCAGTCTAGTTCAGTCAGTCCTACCCATGTGCGTTGTTTGAGGCGTTCAATCTCTGCTCGTAACTCAATATTGATTTTGTGTTCTTCAATACCTTTGCGAATTAATTCGCTAGTCACCTGCGTTTCCCGATGCTCCCAATCGCTGTACAACATATTGGTGCGTGCAAGAAACTCGATCTTCTCGTTAAGCCGTTTGATTTCCGCATCTTTATCGTAGTAAGAAAGAGTGCAGTTATCGTAGTTTTCGCAACAAGTATCAACCATCCCATTGGGGCAAACAGTTCTATTCATGTGTTCTTCTCCTTGAACTATATTTATGTATACGCGTACCCCCCATTTGAGTAGGGGTCATGTGTTTTTCTCCTTTAGTTTGGCTTCAGTTGCATCCAATAAAAGCCCCCAATCCCAACAATTTATATCGCTATAAGCAATTGCCATTTGTTCTTTGTCGGTCAATCCTACCCATTTTCGCTTTACATGCTTTTCAGCACAAGCCACGCAATAGAGCGCATGTCCACCACCCACACCGCATTCAGCACACGCCTCACGCTCTGCTATTAGTTTGGCAAACTCTTCTAGTTTATCTAACCACATTGGCTCGCCATTGACATAATCGTGCGGTAACTTGACCTTATTGGCAATCTCTATGATTTCGTCTTTAGTCATAAACCCACCCATCTTGTTTTTGGTTCATTGCAATGGCGCATGTAGAAATGAATAAGGAAGTCGAAGGTTTGCACATAAGTCATGCACACCCCCGTTTCTTCCTCGATCTTGTCTCTGATTTTGTCTATGTCTTCCACCACATCAATTGTGATGCGCTTTTTTCTGACTCTACTTGTCATCGTTTTTGCCTTCAAAGTCAAACCATTCATAGAATTGGTAGGCCAATGCGTCCCTGATGGCTTCTTTGATTCGGTTGTCAGGAGGGTTGTCATCATACTTATGAGCAGCTCTCCACCCTGATTCAATTCCATTGTCAATACACATATCGAGCACAGCGATAGACTTGGGTTTCATTTTGGCACCTTAAAATGGTAAATCTTCGTCAGGCAAATCGGCAGCTTTGCGAGTTGGCTCGCTGATCTGGCGGTCTTTGGCGGTCAACTTAATGCTCATAAAGCTAGAACCTTGTTTGCTGGTCTTGATCCATGATGACATCCAATATTCTTTGCCCTCGACATTGATCTGGCCTTTGTATGCTGGATCAGTATCTTTTGATTTCTTGTCGTTCTTGAACAATGTGCCTGAGTTAGTGTTGTCGTATGTAGTCATTTTGATTCCTTGAGTTGATTTTTAATTGCTGTACGAATTTTAGAATCCAATAGACTCCAGAGATACGTCTTCTCTTCCACATCGGTAACAGTCAATACTTCTTCGACTGCACCTATGATGTCGTTTTGCTCGAAGTGGTCCCTTATTGAAGTGGCCACATCATGCAACATTGATTTTTGTTTATCAGTAACTAAAGCGCCATCAGTCGGCTTGATCTTAGAAACGCCTTCTTCGGGCAAGTCTTCGCCTGAATAAATGTATAAGCCAAGCCCATGCAACGACAGAGCCTTGGTCATGCAACGCATAATGGCGGTGTTAATAGCAAAAGCATCGGGGTTTAGAATGGCCTTGTTCTTATAGTCCATCACAGGGAGCTGGCAAGTCATGGGTTTACCAAAGATCGTAACAGTAACGAATACCATCGCAGTTCCATTGATATCCATGTAGCACTTGTCGCCAAACATTTCGACTTTATATGTCGCTTGTTCGTCTGCTTTAAGCGCTAAATCCCATGCCCAAGCCCATGATAAATAAGTAAGGTTACCCTTCTTTTCGGTGTGCTCATTGACATTGAGCTTCAATAGGTCTTTGATCATGCGTGCTCTCCAAAAGCGTGCGCCCATTCAGCTTCAATGATCTTCAATTGATCCTGGTCTGATAGTGAACCAAATTCAACGAACAAATGTTGTCCGCAGCACTCTTTCTGGAAGACGATGGGAGTCAGGCAATGGCCACAATAAATTGAGTCATTGCTCTGCTCCCTGTAACTCTCGATAAAACTCTTTGTAAAACTCATTTTTAGTTCCTTGTAACTAATATCAATGCCACGCAAATAAACATGATTGTATATATAACCAAAGTGCCAGTCTTCAAATAGAACTTAGTCTTGTTGCCCAGCAAAAGATTCTGAATGATTTCTTCGTCTTTTGTAAACAGAACCTTGGCAGGCTCATCGGGTGAGCTTGTGTTATTCAATTTCCACCTCGATATCTCTAGTTCTGGTTTCTATCACATAAGAAAGCATCCCCATGCACCTAGAAATGTCTAGAAGCTCTTTTTTGAACTTGGACATGGTCTCATAGTCATTGAGAACGCCATCGCGCAGAGCACGCATGGAGGCTTGGATTTCAATTAGTTCGCTTAGTTTCATTTTTAGTTCCTTAACCATTCAACTGGGATTCTTGCTACTTGATCGTGTAAATTAATAATAATCTCACAATACTTATCCTTGTGTTTATTGTCGGCATCATCAAGATAGTTGATGTCTTTAAAACACTCCACAAGCGCTACCAACCAGGTATCGCCCTCGCCATAACCAACTGGCATCGAATGAATCGCGCCAGGTGGAAAATACTTTGCAACTGCTTTGAACAACATATCAAGCCCGATCAAAAAGCATCTGGTCTACATCACACTCATTGGTCAAGCGCTCGAGAACCTCATCTTCGATTTCAGTACCATCGGTATAGAAACCAGAAATGATGTAAGCATCAGCAGAATCACCAAAGCCACCCTTTTGTATTTGCAAAGATTTGAAATCAACTTCTTTCATATCGACCCCTTTTGTTAAAGTGAGGTTAGTCTACCAAAGTTAATTAAACATTGTCAACAACCTAAATTATATCCCCAAGGTTTACTAGGTTATTTACATTCTATAGGTTCTAAGTTATTATAACCGAATGAACATTGAAACCTTAAAAACCAAAGCCACCCTTTATCAAATCAGCCAAATGCTGAAGATAAAGCCCCCAGCAGTCTATAAATGGGCAAAGACAGGAAAGATTCCTGAGTTGCGCCTGTACCAATTGAGGGAATTGCGCCCTGATTGGTTTGCACCCCCACCTATTCACAAGGATGTTTGATATTTTTATCTACTATCTAACGTGCTTAATGTTCGTTAGTGGGTTTGTGGCGTTCGTATTGGCGCTATTTCTGGTTTACTGGGTTACTACTAATGACGGAAATTGAATATAGGCATATATGTACGCACTTGCACCAACAGGAAAAACTCTGGCAAGAAGAATGGGATTCATTTAAGAACCCATTCGAGGCGTATTTGTGGTGGAAGACTGAAGAACAAAAAGAAAGAAGAAGAGCAGTTATTGAATATTGGCAACATGCAAAGGCTACTTATGAGCGAAAACGTTGAAAAGAATTGTTTTGAGTTGTTTTGGGCACTCTGGCCCAGTTCTCCACGGAAGGCTAGCAAGTCAAAGTGCTTAGAAAGATGGAAGAAAAAGGCACTCGATAAGCAATGGAAACAAATCCATGCCCATCTGACTTGGGTTAAAACAACGGATATGTGGAAAAAAAGCAACGGGGATTTTATTCCCGCTCCTTTGGTCTACATCAACCAGGAAAGATGGGATGGAGCAGAGATTCCTACTCCTGTAACGATCAATATCAACTTCAGAGACCCTATTCTCGAAAAGCTTGATAACGACACCAAAAATGCTGCACCAATGCCTGAAGACGTAAAAAAACGAATGATGGAGTTGAGACAGGCGCTTAAATCGATATAATCCAAACTGTTGCAGTCGTGTGCAATAAGTTGAAGCCATTTAAAGATGTATCTTGCCCCATTCTGGGGACACGACCAAGTTACATCCTTAAGTGGCTTTTTTTATTTCTACGACTCAACCGCTCTGCTTGTGGGACATAACCGCAGGGGTAGAGGGATAGATGTACTGTGGGGTAGATGCTGAGATACATCAAGGGGTGGCGAAGATAGTGCCCTTGCATCGAACGACTGTCGGGTTCTGTGGCTCCGAAAAGCAGAATGGAAGGAAAGACGAATCTAGTCTAGGAAAGGCTAGGTTCGTCCACCAAAAAGCAAAGGGGTAATACATGGAGATAGATAGGGATTGGTTAGATAGGGTAGGAGATGAGAAAGGACTAACAAGAGGACAAGTGGAGTTATTGGACATATGGTGTAAAGGAGTTCCATATGTTGGAAAGATGATTCCAGATGAAGTAGGGTTGTTTATAGAAAAATGCAGGGGCTATAGACCGACTGCTGAAGAAATTAAATTAATCAAAATGCATGGAGAATATTAAATGGACTACGAAGAAGCAAACCAAATCTTAAACAACGTCAAATTCGGTATCTATGAACCTACTTACAAAGTCACTCAGGCTTTGATCATTACGGGTGATATCGATACTGCAACTGCAATTCAAAATGACCCTACTAACATCTACAACGAATCAATCAACCCACCGCGTATCGTCGGACCAAGAAATCATTGATCACTATGCCCGCATGGCTTTGATGCCTGGGGCAGTCGATCACGCTAGGTATCAGGTCATGCAAATGGAAAAACATCCCACCAAAATGTATCGTGGACTTGGAAAAGCAGTAAAAGAAAGAATGGACGAACTCAATGACCTTTCAAATAAACTTCAAGATTGACGGACCCCCCCGTGCAAAAGGTAGACCCCGCTTTGCAAATAGAGGAAAGTTCGTCTCTACTTACACAGATGCAAAGACCCGTGCCTACGAAGATCATGTCAGAGAATGCGCCACCAAAGCAATGGGTTCTTCAAAACCTCTTGAAACGGCCTTAGACGCATTTATTTACGTTTCCTTTGGTGTTCCTGAGTCTTACTCTAAAAAACGCAAGCAAGCCTGTTTAAATGGCTCTGAGAAGCATATTAAGAAGCCTGATCTAGACAACGTGGTTAAAGCGGTGCTCGATGGGTGTGAAAAAGTTATTTTCTGGAGTGATGCACAAATTGTGTACACACATTCTGTTAAAAAGTATGGCCACCCACACGTTGAGGTGCTTTTCAGAGAATCAGAATGATTGACCCCGACCTTGTTGACCAAATACCACAAAAAGGCCGTCCTTGGTGGATGAGCGGTAAGCCCGTCAACTGGGGCGGTAAAAGAAAAGGCGCTGGTCGGCCAACAACAAAAAAGAAAGGAGTCGGTGTTGTATTATCGCTAAACCCTATTCAACTTAAGTTATTGATCGAGTATGGTAACGGGGACCTTGAAAAAGGTTTGGAGAAATTGGTAAATGAAAATTTTTAAAGGACTAAAAATGTTAGATCAAATGTTTGGCACCATCCCTAAGTTTTTAATGCGTAGAGATGCCGTTGAGACTTCAAAGATAGCAGCGCATAGGGTAGACAGCAGAACGATGGAAGAATTGGTCTATGAGGCCATTAAAGCCCATCCAGAGGGCATTATTTCGGACGAGATATTGGCTTTGTTCCCTGATAGACCTTATTCTTCGATTACCGCTCGCTATCGAGCATTGTTAACCAAAGGTTTAATTGAAGATACGGGTCTTACTAAACCTGGGAAGAGCGGTAAACCTCAAAGAATAATGAAGGTCTGCGATAATTTGTCATAAATTTGCGACACAATAGGTTTTTTAACCAAGGAGCTAGCATGTTGTACACACTCGAAATGAATAACTGGAATATTGAAATCAAAATCGAAGCCGATGATTTTGATTTGATCTTTGAACTTCAATCTGCTATTGATGAAACTCTAGCTAACTACGAATTCAAAGATTCATTCAATGTCGAAGAAGATGACGAAGAAGAAGAAGTCAGCTATACCCTAGTCGCTAAGAAAAAATAAGCTACATTGGATGTGCGGAAAGTATCATTAAACGGTACTTTCTGCACACTTAAACTTTTATTACTTTACCCCTAAATTCAATGTGATTTTTGTCTAACACTTTAACCACTTCAGGCCACAATAAAATGCCCTTGTGTAAAGTTAGAACAACAAATCCACTTCTCCAATTGGTAGGAGAATCCTCTAAATAGTTTTCAAATTGTGGACCATGTGGGTCTGCTAGAGTACCTGTGTCAATACCATATCTTGTTCCGTTGTAATCATCAAACGGTGTAACCTTAAGACTATGTAAATGGCCTGTGACCATAGTGACGCCAGAATTTAAGGTGTTATTATGAGTCGCATGTATTCCACCTTTCCACCTGTGTTTAACAATAACGCGATCTGTTATCCAGGTGCTCCAACATGGTTCCCATAGTGGGAAATGGTCTTTAAGACTAAAACCTTTTATCTGCTCATACTGTGGAGCGTTAGCAGCTAAGCGGTTTTCAAACCTAGCATCATGATTCCCTAGTGGCCAAATCAACTTCATCTTATGGTTGACCTTCTTGGCCTCATCTTCGATCTCACCAAGGGCTATTTCACAGGCTTTAAGCTCCGCAATTAGCGTGGGAGTACTATCCCAGCCAATCCTTGGAAAACGGCTTATAGAGGCTCCATCAAAGGCATCCCCATTGTTGATAACCGCTTTAATGTTTTCTAGGTTTTGAATGGCCCAAATCAAACCTCTGAATGCTGTTGTCCTGATGCCAGGCCAGAAATGGGCATCACTAAATACAATAACTGTTCCGTTTTCTATTCCTAGATTCAAGCGCTCTGGTTTTGTTCCAACCATGTCATAGAGCGTGTGAGTCTTCATTTCTTCTTGGTATCTGGCTTCTAATGCGTCCCTTCTATTTTGAATATTCCTGACTGACATCCCAATAGACTTGCTCATGGTCTGTGGATTTCTATTACACATGTCAAACAAGGTAATAAACTCTAAGTCAGATATTCTTTCAATCATAATTTCTTTCTCCAATATAGAGTGTTTTTGCCACCCCAAGGAATTGAGGGGTCATACAACCTAAAACCGCAGGAAATAAGAGAATTAGAGGATGGTGGATTGTCGGTTGTATCAGTAATCAACCATGACCATCCCATTTTTTTAGCAAATATTTGACGTACGCGAATAAGTCTCTTCTGAGTCCCGCGTCCACGAGCAGAGAAAATAACCCCAGAGCGACAAAGATAACCCACATCGGACCAACGAGCAGAAGGCACAATCCCAGCAAAACCAATCGGTTGATTATCTTGATAAGCAATCCACCAATTTCCAGCGCTAACTTTATACGGTTTGTCATAGGGCAAGCATATTTTCTGAAGACTGTTGAGTAACGCAACATTCTCCTCAACATTCGTATCTATGTGCTTGATTTTCATCATGAAAGCATATCCTAGCAAAGATACAGATTTATGACAAAAAAAAGGGGAAGACGAATCCTCCCCAAAAATGGCACTTGCAAAGAGTCTTAACTATAAACCCTTGTGCCTGATTTATCAATGATTAACGACATGTGCCGTGGCTTAAGTTCCAAATCATTAGGAATTGAAACATGGGTCCACCGATCAAACTCACGGATCACTTGGTCATAGGGTAGATCAGAAGCAATAATAGCCTTCACAACCTGATCAGGAGTCATTCCAGGCACTCGAATATCAGCAGCGCACCCTACCCTATGTTGAGACGAATCTTTCGATCCACAGGCATCATTTACAGCCTTACTGCGAAAAGCAGAATTAATCATGACAGGCTTGCCACCCAATAATTCTTTTACTTTCTCTAAAAACTCAGCTAACCGTTGTAAATTTGCACGCTCTTGGTAATTAGGAGTGTTATCTAGGGTTCTGTGATCAGTAACTGTCAGCTCTTCAAGACTGAAATTGTTGGTTAAAGGTGTCATTTTGTTATAGGTGTTGAGTTGTGGATCAACTGGTCTTTAGCCTGGCTTGATGCGCTCGACCCAAAATAGAAACTTATAACTCCCGTCCAGGCAGTTCCAAGGGAACCTAAAAGTATCATTAATGCTTCACTCGACTGGACTTTGCCTGACATCATGCCAGCCATAATCCCAAAGAATCCAATTGTGATGCCAATGGCCAAGATGGGTGGGATCATTGATTTAACAGACATTTGCATATCCCGTGCAGACTTTCTGTCTTGAGTAGCCAGTTGTTCGAAGTCCAAGCCCATTTCCTGAGCTTTCGCTTTCAATGCTAGTTCAGCTTGCTGTAATCCAGCGATCTGATCTGATGTTAATTTGTTTGAATTAATCGCATTGGTTACTTCATCAGATGAAATACCAAGGGTTTTTCCAATCAATTCAGTCGCCATGCCAGCCAAAGGCCCACCTAAAGCGGTGGCAATCGTGGGTGCAATTTGTCCTAACCAACTCATAATATTCCTTTACTTTTTTGATAGTCTAGATGAATGCCGTACATAAGAGCGGCAAATGTGAAGAGTAAGATAAAAATTCCAGCTGCAATCGAAACTCTAAGCTCCCATTTGTCAATAAACTGCCTCCTTTTGAGTGCAGCCAACATAACGGCTTTTTTTGATCACGCTCGAGTTTTTCTCTCTCCTTGCGGACAATTTCACGCATTTCTGTGAATTTTGACCAAAGACCAGGCATTCCAACTTGGTATATGATCATTTCTCGCAACTCTGTTTCCATCTGTTCGATCTGCTGTTGACGCAGAATTCGATTCATGGCCTCTTCATTGATACTAATATTCTTGGGTAGGGGATTGTTTTTGGCTTCCTTCTCGGCTTCTTTAAACGATTCTTGGTGGGTAAAGAACGCACCTAAATGACCGCCAATGTCATTAACGATATCTCCTAAATCTTTACCATCCTTTTTAAAGTCTTGGTAGAGATCAATACACTCTTTGATACCCGCATGGGCTGCCTTACATGCTGCGAATATCGTGATTGGGTCCATTACTTAAACAACTTTTCGCCAAGGAATTGGAGCACCGCCCCCGCCATAGACGCAAAAGCCATCCCCATCCACAAACCACCCTTAGATTGATTAGCAAGCTCGAGAAGCTTTTTAACATCGGTGCTCATGATACTAACTTCTTTTTCTAAGAACTCAACCTTAGAAATCAACTGGCCGTATTGGATGGGATCGATATCCATGATTACCTTTTAGACTTCTTTTCGGTTTTGCGATAAGGGCTACCCAAAAGAGTAGCTTGGCGTTGTGATTCTAGAATTGCTGGGGTTAGACCTGGTGCTCCTGCTTCTGTTGGAGTTACTCCAATGGGTAGCATTCCTTCACCAAAGTCCCTGATAATTTGATTTCTTTCTTCTGCTGTCTTCGCATTTATAAATGCTGGCAATGACAGTAAAGTTGCAACACCACCCGCTTTGATTACTTTTTTCATGTCCCTAGTTAAATTAACTTTTGGACCTTCAATGTTTTCCTTGCGATAACTCTTATATTTGGCTTGATCTTCAGCCGATAAACCACCGCCCATTGCACCCATTTCAGGAGCAACACCTCCATAAACCTTGGTTACAAATTCATCATATTGTTCAGGCGTGAAGTTTTGTGAACCAATGAAATAGTTTCTCATTGAGTTTTGAGCTTTACTCAAGCCTTCCATTGGCGGTACTTTAGGTGCTTTAGGTGTTTTCTTTTGAATAATTTCCTGTGGGCTTACTTCGACAACTTTAGGCGCTTGTTCAATAGGAGTTGGTTGAGCTGGTTTAAGAATGGCATCTTGAACTTGTTTATTTTGCAAGTCAGTCTTGGCTTGTACGTTGGTAGCGAGTTCAGGATTGAGTGCTTTTTCAACAGGGTTGGATGCAGCTTCTTTTAAAGCATTTTCGTCAACAGTAACATCGCCACCAGGTTGTACAGGAGCGCCACCTTGCAAGGTTGAAGGTGGAGTGGCAGCTTCGGCTACCTTGACGGGATTGGGCTGTGGATTAGAATCAAATTCTAATGGTTCTGGAGGATTAAACGCAGGAGGTGCAGCAGGAAGTGAAGCTGGAGGTGTAGCAGGAGGAGTAACTGGCGCGTTCTGGGCTTGGAATCTCTGTGCAAGCTTAACGTCTGTAGCGCTGTTTAAAGGGCCACCAGTAGCATTCTCCAACTCGGCAAGACCCTTCGTGGGTTCGGCAGGAGTAATCGTTTCACCCTTCATTAGTTTTTCATTAATCTTAGCTAACTTGGCTTGATGCAATTCTTTCTTTTGCTCTAGCTCCAATTGATGAGCAGCGTTTTCTCTAGCAATCTTTGCTTCAATTTCGCTTACTTTTGCCTGTTCAATGGCAGATGGACCATTTTCTTTAGCAAGTTGCTGGGCTTCCAAATCTGTTTTTTTGGCGTAAGTATTTGCTTGTAAAGCGGTGGCACGTTCGGTTGGTGTTGGTAGTATTCTAGATAACAAACGATTGCCTATTGCGCCTGCTCCACCAGCCAGTACGGCTGCTCCTGCACCCAAGCCAATCTTAGTGCCCAATGACATATCTTCGGCAGCGGCCTTGGCCTGTTCGGCAGTTTTGCCATACATGTCGAGTAAGGGTGTAGAAGTATCTCTTTTAATCTCAGGCACAACTGTATCTTGTGGTGGCACATAAACATCTTGGTCTTGCAAGGCTGATGCACGATCCATTTGCTCAACCCATCTTTGATGCTCTGGGTTTTTAGAATCAGCAAAGTGCGCTCTTACTTGATCAGGCGTAATCCCATTGACATACAATTCGTGCATCTTCGCATTGAATTCAGGAGAAAAATCTGTGGGATCCATTTTTTATCTCACTTTGGAAAAAGTTTATTAAGTAAATCTACTTTAGATGTTTTTTTAGGAGGAGCTGCTTTGCGTTCAGTAGGAGCAACAGAACCAGAAGGCTTGGCTTCAATTGCTGGTGCGCTAGGCTTTTCTCCAGGTATCGCAGGAGCATTGCTCAATGCACTAGAAATTGTGTCTGGCTTTTCTGAAATGTTTTTATAAACTTGTTCTTTCGACTTTAAGAATTCGGCTAAATTATTGTAATGAGACTTTGTAATAGCTTGTGTTTCAGGATCGGCATTGGTTAATAGTTCAACTTGACCAACTGCTGGGGCTTTACCGCCAGTTAATGATTGGGTTGCATGTTTTAAATATTTAGATGCGACATCAGCATACAACTCATTTTGTCTGGCTTTTGCACCAGCATAAACATAGCTATTGGTTTGTTCATGAGGAACGGTTGGGCGCAATACTGAATAACCCATGCGCTCAAGATCATTTTGAATCTTGGCATCTACAAAACTCAAGTCTTTATATTCTCTTATTTGATCAATTACTTTAGGATCAAGTTTTGCCTCGAGTAATATTGCTTGATCAATCTTGTCTTGTTTGGTTGACTGGACTTGAGCCGATTGATTGATGGCGTTAGAAAAAGCAGAAGATAAACTATTAACGTCTTCTGTACTTAATTTCTTACCATTGGCTAAAGTCGTACCTTTGCCTTCGGCATAATTGGCTTTGGCCAAAACATCAATTCCAAGTTCACCAGACTTTTTAAAAAAATCAGATGCTTCATTAGAACTAGCAGTACCGCTTGCAATTCTTTTTAATGTTTCGGAAGCGTTTTTAACATCCTTTTGCGCTCCATAAACCGTACTATGAATGCCAGCAATAACAGCTTGTACTTTAGGGCTTAAAGAATATGGCTCGAGCGCAGCAGTAATTTCTTTTTCCCGCAAAGCATTGGCCTTCAATTGGGGAGCAGCTCCTGCTATTGCTGATGCAATATTGGCGGTACGATTTCCATATTCAGCTTGGTTCTGAGCGGCTGCTTTAGCCGTAATCCCACCATTAACATAAGAATTTTGTTGAGCTAAAGGAATATCACGCAAAGAAGCAATAATTCCTGCGTCAGCAATTTGTTTATTAGTTAAAGGATTAAAATGTTCGTCTTCATATCTGCGAAATTCACCATTTGGATTTGCAGATGAAACTCGCTGGTTATATACTTTAAAATAACGATTACCATTGTTATCAAATGCTTCTACACGTTGATCAGCCCCACCCTTATAATTTTTAATTGCTTCTCTTGAATTGGGTTGACCTAATAAATCAGACCATCTAAATTCATTAGAACCAGGAGCATCTCCAGGTATTTGATGTTCAAAAGGAATGCCTTTTTGTTCTGGCTTAGGTAAAGGCTGAGATTCATCCTTGAGAATATTAGCGCCTGCAATTCGGTCTTCGGCAGTCGCATTAGGATCAATAACTTTGCTTAGAGTTTGAACAACTTTCATTGAGCGATCTTCATGCGCTTTAGAAGCTTGCTCATTGCCAATCTTTAATACTGGGTCTTCTTCAAAAGCAAAAGTAGTGGGCATGGTGGCTTTTATTCCACCGCCAGTATAAGCATCTGGAGAAATAGGATTCAGAACGTCAGGCATTTAATATCCCCCCAATTGTTTAAAAGCGTCCAACAAAGATGTTGTCTCTGAACTTATTGTTGGCAACTTTGGAATTGTCGTATCAATAGGTTTTAGACCCATTGTTGGCGGTGCAATAGCGCCTGTATTTACTGTTGTTTCTTGAATTGGTGGAACTACGGGCGCAACAGGACTTGCATCAACACTTGGATCACCACCAAATGTAAATTCACCTGAGTTTTTGTCGGTTTGGCCAGCATATTTATGCCAATCGCCATAACCTTTGCCGTAGTTAAAGTCGCTCATAATTTACCTGTTCCACCAAAGCCTTTACTGGAAGTGTTTTGACCTTGTGTGCCAGTAAAGTTACCTGAAGTTGTCTGGGAAGGAACACCAAAGATAGTCGATGCGTATTGATTGAAAGCAGACATCGGTGCGTTGGCAGCCGTCAATCCAGTAGTCGTGGCATTCAAACCCTGTTGACCAGCACTTAAAGCAGTATTTGCGGCAGCATTACCCAGCAAACCTGTGGCATTGGCATTCTGATTTAGTGTGCCATAAAGGTTACCTGCCCCAGCCAAAGCCTGATTGCCCTGAGTCAGCTGAGTGGTTCCAACAGCTTGTCTTTGGCCTTCAATGGCGGCCTGTGTGGTCGCGGCAGCATTCTGAAAGCGTTGTTGATTAAGGGAATTCATGTTGGCATTGGCCAACGCATTTCTTGCTGAACCAGCTCCACCTGCCCCACCATAAGAAGAACTTTGCGCTAGAGCGGCTTCCCTGGCAGCTTCCATTGCAGGTTGCAAAGACGCTTTTACTTGGTTGGCTTCATACTGAGGATTGAACAATCCCTGAAGATTCTGTGAGCCAGTAACAGCATTACCAGCTCCAATCTGGCCCAATGCACTTGCCGCTTGGCCAGTACCTATGGCACCTTGGTTAATGTTGTTCATGGAACTACCGATCAAAAGGTCGGCAGCAGTCTGAGCTTTGGTTCCTACATCATTGGATGCTTTAGCAATTCCACCAGCTTGTTGTTGAACATTGGTTGATTGATTTGCAATGTTTTGGGCATTTGCACCATAAACATCCCCAGCTCCAGATAAGGTTTTCTGTAAAACAGGAATGTAGTTTTGCAGTAACTGGTTAGTTAACTGATTTTGTTGCGTTTGTTCGGGGGTTACTACGGCACTCGAAGAGCCAGAAGATGCGCCACCACCAAGAGATATACCCATTATTGCCCCACATTGTTGTTAGGCATCCCCATTTGGGGTTGTCCTGAAGTTGCTGAATTTGTCGTATTTCCCTTGCCCATTGGCAAATTAGGAGTCGAACTTGTAGGGGTGCTAGAAGAATTAGCACCAATGGTAGGATACTGTGGCAGCGTAGTCGGTTGAGGATTCTGAGATGTTCCCAAGGGAGGGTTCATCTGGTTGCTCATATTCTGCATCGTTGTGCCCATATCGTTCCCTTTCTAGAATTTTAACTAGATTTTGTGGTATTTGCTAATCTTTGTTTATCAACATAATGCCACAAGTCATCGTTTCTATATGTTCCTGTTGGCTTGTCGGGTGCCCAAGAAGTGGGCGCTCCATTCAATTCTTTGTAATCATCCCCGTTTACTGTGAAATTCTCGAACTGTTGGCCCATAATGAACTCACCCGTGTCATCAGTTTTGCCCACAAGAAAATTTACACATGTGCCTGGAATCTCATTTATTGATCCAATGGCTTCAAAAATTGTCGATGCAGGTATATTGACTGTTCTCATTATGTTGCCCAAGCTGGTATTTGATAAGATGTTCCACCAATGTAAACTTCAATCCAAGTATTAGATGCTCCAGATGTTGGACCAGGTTTATTTGTTCCTGGAAAGGTCGCTATACTTCCTCCCGTAGCAGGACCCGTATAGAAATAAATATCCCCAGAACCAGAGCCTTGGCGTTTCAAGTAATAAGTGTATTGGGAATATAAATTGGTAACCAAAGTATTGTTGCTAGTGGTCATTGTTCCACCACTAATGTTAAAAGCAGCTCCTGCTCCACTTGAATAGGCTTGCAAGGCAGCGCTACTTCCAGATGTTTGAAACACCCCGCCATAAGCCTGTGAACTTGCTTGGCCTAAAACACCAGCCTGAAGAACGCCATTTGCGTAGCCAATCACACCGCCATTTGCGTTGTAACTTGCATTTGCTACTACGGCATAGGTTGAACCAGAAGAACTGTAAGCGCCATTGAATAAAGCATTACCTGTGATGTTAATGTTGGCACCACCAGAGATATTCCCTGTAAAACTACCCGTAGCACCGCTTAAATCACCCCTGAATATTCCATTGTTGAAGTAAACGTTACCAGTACTTCTTTGAATATAGTATCCTGTAGTTCCATAGGTTCCAGAACTTCCATATGTCGGAGGTGTACTTCCATTCCAATTGTCAGATTCAATGTCTTGAAATATGGATGCAGCAGTAGGTGTTCCCCATTGAGTTTGCCCAGCAGGTACACCATTGATTGTTCCAGCGCTACTGTTATATTGTCCAAAAGTATAATAGAGCACAGACCCAACAGAAACCGAAGGAGCCGTCAAAGACCATCCAGTCGGAGCCGTGGCACCCGAAGTGTTAGAGGGCGTAGATGGGGCAGCTGTCGATTGAGACTGGCTCTTGTAAGCAGTAAGAGCACTTAAACCATTACCGCCTGATCCTGAATAACCACTAAACCCGCTTAATCCGCTGAAGCCACTTAACCCGCTATTTCCACTAAAACCACTCTTACCACTTGCTCCACTTGTTCCAGATACACCATTTTGTGAAACCTGAACAATTGGGTATCCAGTATTGGTCCAATCAAGCGTTGAAGTTACTGTGTTGGCAAGTACAGACAAAGGGATATAAATGGCCCATAATGTGTCCCCTGGCGTTGTGTCCGATGGGATCGAACTACTCCATCCAGAAGGCGGGCTAAATGAATTCAAAACCCATGTATAGGTTGAGGTCGTAGAAGGTCTTGCTGGAGCCGATCCAGTAGTCCATTTGTAAATAGCAGGTAAAGCCGCCATCAAAGCGTTTGTTCCTGTTATTACGTCCAAGTCAATGGCAGCGCCTGAATCAACCACAAAAGACAATCCAGGTGAGGTGGCAGACGCTATAAGGCTGATTTGCCGTCCACCTGAAGTTGCATACCAAATTGATTTGGTGCTCCCAAAACCACCCGTTACAACCGTCCAAACATAGTCAGCTGGGTTGGTAGACTCAGTAGAACTGTTGTTATTTCTGCTACCGTAGTAAGTAGCACCCGTGGGTGAATCAGAAAACCCTACCGAACCATCGTAACTCTGAGCGTATTTGATATACAAATACTTGTACAAGTATCCAATATTACCCGTTGGGCCAGCAACAATTCCAGTTGTAGCATCGATAGAAACGTTCGAGCCAAAGTTACTCAATAAGTAATTTACAGCGTCAGAAAGCTCCTGAACGGTTGGATTGGAACTTATTGAAAACGGCATTAGAACGCATCCTCAGTAATCATACCTTGCCAATTCATGGCTGACACTTGCCAAGTATCTGTAGCATCATTAGAGCCAAATTTAAGGGCTACAGTTCGCACATTGTTCTGTTGAGTAGTTACCCAAGGCGTGTCGGTAGAAATCGATACAACGCCTGTTTGGCCGTATACAGGGGTTTGTGCAGTTGAGTTAGCACCGCCAACAGTAATGTTGACCGTTCCTGTGCCTGACATTTCTGGAAGTAAACGATGGATATAAACCTTAGATGAATAAGGAATAGGGCCATCAGGTGTTGATAAAGCAATATTAGTTCTCTCGAAATAGCAATTGATAGTATTACCGCAGAAACCATTGGTAACTGAGGTTTGAATGATTTGGCTTCCTGATATGCTTCCTTGGGCGTATACAACGGTTCTAGAAGCTAAAGCAAAGGTGGTGTTAAAGACTGGGGCTTCAACGCCATGTGCAGCGTTTTGAACGTCTTTAGGGGCATTCCAAACCTGTAGATCGTAGCGATAAGAAATCATCTTATTGCACCAACCAGTTGAATTTAGATCAGGATAGTAGATTTCAATCTGGTACTTTTGAGTGTTGTTAATCATAAAAAGACGATTAACATACGTTTTGTTCAGATTACTGAAAAAGTAATTCTTGATAACTTGGTTGCCAATTCCCGAGAAATTAGACCCATCGAACTGCCAAATGTCCCTAGCATCAATTCCATAAACCATCGAATCAGTATTGGTCCAGCAGTTCTCATTAATCAACCCACGCCCTTGGTTAAAGAGTCGAACACCGAATATAGGTGCTGTTGAATTCTGGTAATTAATAGGTGAAAGAACAACGGTATCCCAATAAGAGCAAATATAAAAACTACCGCCAAGGAAAAACCCGTCAATGATCGGACCCCGAACAGGTATTTCTTGTTCATTAGCAATGTTGTTTAGGGTGGGATTCCATGTCTTTGGCACGGTTGTATTGGCAAAAGCCTGTGACCAACGAATGGTAGTCGGGTAATTAATGGTAAACCCAGTTGAATAGGATTTGGTCAGATTACCTGCTATTAGGATATTTCCCACGTTAGGAGAACAATAATTCCTGACAAACCCAGCAGTAACCGAAGTTACTCCCACTACTGACTCATAGTTCCAGACGTAGCTGTCAGGCGTTGAGTCATAGATTGCTATTTCAGTCTGAGGAGAACCTGAAGCCAGATAGTTTCCAAAGTACATGGGCGGTCTTAAGCCGTCATTGATAATGAAAACCTGACCCACCCAAGAAGAAGTAATGACGATATCGTCTGTATAGCCAGACAAGGCAACAGAAGGGTTAGCACCCACTCCAGGCGTAATATTGGAGATACCAGACGCGGTCACCATGTACCACTTGCCTTCTCTGGTTGCTACGATATTGACCCATTGAGTTTGGGTGCGGTAGCCAGCATCGATGAAAACAACGTTGCCTGGGATGGAGGATAGGATATATTGCTCTCCAAGAACCTTCTTAACGCCCCTTACATCGGTTTCCACGTTCAAGCCTGAGTTGTACTCATTTGGTGCCAAAGCATTACTAGGCACATCTGGAGTGAAACTCATGTTTGAAAATGGTGTACGAAGCGGTAGATAGTCGCTCATGGATGTTAACTTTAAGTTATATAGTTAGTGATTTTAATTTAGTTCTTAAATAATTCCAATGCTTTTATTACCTCATTTGGTTCGATAAAGGCATCTATATTGTATTCTTGCTCTTCCCAAATAATAAATTGGAAGGGGCTTAGATAATCCCTACTCTTGAGGAGATTGATGTTTTCCTTATGGCCAAAGATTTTAGGGTCTGATCTCGAGAATATTGCTATTCCTTTCTTGCCCTCTCTCCACGCCAAGTGCTGAAAGAAGCTGTCGCAAGATAACCATGTTCGGCATTCTTTCAACAGTTCCCTAAGTTCATCAAAACTCAGGTTTTCTCTAAAGTCTTCACAAATCTGCTTTTCACCAGTAACCCCAATTTGAATCACGGGTTCTGATATGCTTTTTAGGACTTCTTCCCAATAAGGGTAATTCTTAGGATTGGGCTTGCCGTTGCGTAAAGCTTTGCTATAGGGGCTAAGAATAATCATAAGTACATCTTTCTAAAAGCATCTTCCAAAGTGCCTTTCCAATCCCATTGAGACATCTTTAAATAAATATTCCATTGGTCAATACTACCGAATCCCCTTTCAGCATGTTCTATAGCATGGCCAGGGACAATGTCAGGATAGCAACTGAACACCAAAGGGTTCTTTATTTCAGGAAGTATTTTAGAAAACACAATGTGATCTCCTAGACCGCCGTTAAGAACAACAATCGTGTGATCCTTATATTGCATGAAGTTTTGGAATATCTGTTCATCATGGTCGTATAGGGAATTGTCAGTCTCACTTCTAATGCCGCCCTTGGGGTTCTTTAAATGCCATGTAATCGCATCAGGAACGACGTAGAGCTTCAATCCCTTCTGGTATAGCCCGTAACTAAACAAAGTCTCCTCACGGTGCGCTACCCTTGATAAACCAATGTTGTAGTCGTGTATACCAGCCCTATATACAAAGGAGCAATGTAAGTGTTGAACTTCTTTTTCCTTTTGGATGTAATTCCATTGAATATTGGGTTCTTTAGAAATATCAGTTATTTTGCCCGTGCAAGGGTAGATTTGTGGTTGCAAAGGAGGAGTCAGGATTGATCCACCCACAGCCCCAGCATCTTTGCGTATGGCATAACTCAACAAAGTTCTGAGGACGTTAGGCTCTGGGATGCAGTCATCATCCATTCTCCAGACCCACTTGTAGCCCATTATGTTGGCAGTCTGGTGATTCCAATGGGGTCCTGATTTCTGAGCAAAAACCCATTCCCATTGGATGTTCTTTAAGTCCATCATTTGGAACAAGTTTTTATAGATCAATTCTTCCCGAACGTCTCTAGGCTCATCATTGTCATCAAAGATAACCACCTTGTCTGGTTTCTTGGTTTGGTTAATGATGGCTGCCAAAGCAAGGGGTAGGGTTGTATCGTATCGGCCCCTAGTACCAATTGAGCAAAGTACACTATTCATTTCTAATCCAAATTTCTTCACTTACTGGTAAATTACAAATATTGAAAGCATTGCCAAATTGGTCAACGCTCCACGATTTCAATTGATTTTGTTGGATAGGTTTGTATCCAAAAGAATACAGGGCTTTATGAATATGCCAGAAACCTTTGAATGTCGGGTGAAGTTCTCCATGTATTTCAATGGCGATACTTGTAATGCGAGCCATATCTTTCGGATCGGCATTTAAAAGAATATCGTACTCACCGCCTTCGCAATCTATTTTAAGAAATATATTGTCGGTCGATAGTAAACTTAAGATATCTTTAAGATATATGGTTTTGACTTCTTCATAGTCTTTGCTTGGACTATAGACACTATTGTGGCCACACTTGTCTTGTAAGCCAATCTTTACTGTTTCACCGCTAACATTTGAAACAATATTCTTGTGAACAAATATGTTGTGTATGCCAGCTTGCTTAATGTTTTCTTCTAGTATTTCAACGGTAGAAGATACTGGTTCAATTGCT